CTTTATCTATAAATCTTTGCACAAAATATTGTGATGGTTGCCCAGTAGAAGTTTTGTTTGAAAAAGCTTGGTATTGTGATCTGTTAATTTTTGATAAAGGTGTATCTACATCTGAATCGTTTCTAAAGCTAGCCTCTAAAACATCTGAGACCATGTCAACAAAATTTGTAACTGTATCACCTTCTGAGTGACCTGCAGCAGTAGTTCCATCAACTCCTCTAACTAGTCCATTTAAAGCAGGAGTTCCTGAAGTGTCTATTGAAGAATAAGAAATTACTTCATTGTTAATTCTAATTTTACCTGAAGGGTTCATATTTTTAGCAGAGGATATAACAGCTGTCGTGGCAGTTGAAGTCATACCTGCTACTAAAGTGGTAGTTATACCATCTGCATCTCCGTCAGATGGAGATCTAAAAATAGTATATTCGTTTTGATTAGCAACTAAACTAATAGCAGTTCTACCTACTTCCCAAAAGTGTAGACCTCTGTTGTCCCACTCTTGAAACATTATATTTAAAGAACGTCTAGCTGATCTTAAATCATTACCTGAGTAATCAAAGAATCCTAGTCTTTCATAAGACTCAGTTATAATGTCATCGATCGAGAGAAACTTCTCGAATGTACTTGTGCCTGAAAAAGCCACTTTGCCTCCTAATTAAAAAACACAGAGCAAACTGTTACATGTTCAGTAGTAAATGCTACACATAAATCCGTTGTAAATAAAATAGGTGCAGGGAAATTAATTACAATTGGACTTCCGCCAGATGTAACTCCGCTTGTTTTATATTTAAATTTTACTGTTCCAGAAGCTCCACCATCTTTTAAATGAAAATCTCCTGAAGAAGCAGTTGTATTTAAAACAACTCCTAAAGCTCTTGTTCTTCCACTTTTTACAATTTTATTTTCTGTTGTAACGTTCGCATTAAAACAATCTTGTGATGATCCGAATGTTGCCATATTTTTTCTCCTTAAAATTTTATGTGGGCCCGAAGGCCCACAATAATTTAGTTATTAGATTTTACCAATCAATTCAGAAGCATTTCTGTTCTGAGTTGTACTAATATAATCTAATGTTGTTACCCTCTGTCCAGATGCAGAAGCTGACACTGAAGCTGCAAACATTTGCATATCATCAGTATTAATGTTTGCTGTAACAGTAGCTGCTAAAACTCTGTTAACAAAGAACTCAACTTTTCCAGCTTTATCACATCTAAAACCTACAGTATCAAATTGATCATCTACGATAGTGTGTGCAGTGTGTTGAACTTGATTTGTCCCTGAAGCATTTTTAGTTACAAATCTGTAAAACTGTTCACCATTGTTAGATTCGATAGAGATTCTGTTTGCAGATCTCCATCCTGAAGTTCCAGTAAAAGTTTCAACTAATCCAGTTCCATAGTCAGTAGCGTTAGCGTCGTTATTTTTAATTCTAGCTTCGTACCAAATAATTGTACCTGGGTTTGTGATAGCTCCTGTGCTGTCTCTAGTCTCTGCCACAGCTTGAAAACTGTTTTGAGTTTTTACTAAAGCGATCCCGTTATTGTCTGTAGTATTAGCAGATGTTAAAGTAACTGCTCCACCTACTTCATTAGAGATTCCAGCTGCCGCTCCACCATCTGCGATAGATGTTGACCATTCTGCTGAAGGTAATGTGTTATAAATAAAGTCGTCTTTATAACATATAAAGTTTGGATTATTATCAACTGGTAAATCCTTAAACCATTTTGTGTTATTAGATAACCCTGCAAACATTACTGGGTTTCTAAAATGTGTTCCTGCCATATTATTATCCTCCTAGTTTCCGAACATAGTCTCTAGGCCGTCCACTATACGGGTCTATGTTCTAAATAATTGTATAGTGATTAATGTATATACTAGATTTGAATAGAGCGCAAGAGGGCCCTTAATGTGGATTGGTTTTTCCAACGATGTAGCTTTTTTAAGTAGCTACAGAAACTTGTGGTTGAGCAGCTTCTATTTTATTTTGCATATGCTGTTTTTTAGCTTCTGCAATTTTAATATGGCTAATTACTTCTTTGACTTTTCTGTCAATCTTAACCATGTTGAGAGTATATTTACCCTCTTTAAGATGCTCCTGCTCCCACTGTAGATCCAGACCCTTCTTCTGTGTGTATAGATCTTGTAGATGTTGCATCATTGCCTCCATCGATAACCTCCTCATAGGTTATTCTTTTTATCTTGGGATCCATCATTTCTCCAAGATACTCCCATTTTATATCACCTTTTCCTAATCTGTCAACTATTGCGTTTTCGATATCTAAGGGGCCATCTACAGAATTTATAACAAAGTCTGCTCGGTATTGATATGCATAAATTTGTACTCTGAATTGTAAGGGGCGCATTTTTTCTTTCTATTTTATAATTAAGGCGGGATTGTGTCCCGCCTTAAATTTTTTAGGTATTATGAACCTTCAACACCAAAGATACCTCTGTAGTCAGAGACACCAAATCTGTATCTCTCTCTAGCTTTGTATCTGACGTTTCCAGTATCGAAGTCACCTTCCATCGCTGTTCTGATAGGTGTTCTTTCGAAGTACTTCATACCATTTGGTACATCAGTGATAAGATAAAACGCATCTGTATCAGTTAAGAAATTGTTCACTCTGTATCCTTGAGGAACCATTCCCATAGAAACGATTGCGTTGATATCGTTATCAGCAGTCTGTGTTCTTCCTTGAGATTTCATCAATCTCTCAGCTGTAAATTGTAGCTCAGAAGGAACGATCATTTTCACTCCTCTTGCTGCAATTTTTAGGCCTCTCTCATCTGTGAATGCTGCAATATCAATTAGAGATTGCTCCAAAGATGTTTCGTTTAGATCAGCCTGTGTAGCTAATGTGTTAGACACAGTTCCAGCTATTGTTGGGTGAGCTGTATTGAATAAACTCACTCCGTCACCTGATGTAAATGTTCCTACACCTGGTAAACCATTTAATAGTGGATCTACCGCTTTTGTTTGTTTTGTGTTTGCCATGGATCTAGCTAATGCTTTTGTATATCTAGACGCAAGTCTGTCATACAAGTTATCCTCGATCGCTTCTTCAGTGATCGCGAATGCTAGCGCAATAGTTTCCATAGTGTATCTAGCTGTATATGTCTCTTGTGCAGAGTCAAATACTACACCAGAACCTTCTGGTTTAACTGCCGCGTTTGCAAAACCAGATAACATAACTTCTTCCTCAAACGCTCTGTCTGAAGTTTCTGTTACGTATATCTCAGCATGCTGATTCTCATAACGTTTATATTCCAAGCCGAACAGTGCGTTCAAACCTGGCTCTAGTTCTTTGACTAGTTGTCCTCTACTTATCGCCATTTTTGTTCTCCTATTCTAGCTATTATATGCCGTTATTTTTAGCGTTGTATAAGTGCTCATTGATCATCACAACAAAGTTCACATGAGATGAACTTAAATCATTGTTTTTGATGTCAGTTGAAACACCTGTTACTTTTACTTGAGCCGTTCCCGTTGTTACAGTCGAGTCGTCTAATTGTGTTGTTGACACATTGTTAGCCGAACTTGGTGTAGTTGGGTTAACGTTAAGATTGAAATTGTTGAACACATCAGTTTGCGCAGACGCAAGTGTGTTGTCCGACTGAATTTCAAATCTTTCGTACGGATCGTCAGCTACGAAAGCAACAATGTCACTCGCATTTACTTGAGAGTAACTGTTTTTAAACGTAGGCTTACTTGTTGTTGGATCAGTAAAAAAGACTCCATTGAGTGATCCCACCATGAAAGCTTCTGATGCTGCACCAAGATGAACTGTTCCATCTGCTGTAGCGTTCACCACATCTTGAAAGAAGATGCTAGTGGTATCGTTCGCTTTAATGCTGTACTCACTTAAACCCTGGTTGTCTCTATTCTGACCAATTTTTCCAATTGGTCTAAGACCAAAAGGAGCGTTTTGATTTGCCATAATAGGCCTCCTTATATTGTACCTGCCCCGAAGGGCCTCCAGTACGGGTTTATGTTACTCGATGGTTAGAATTCCTAATTAGGATTTCTTTGAGCCACCAAAAGTCACACGCGATTGCCTGTCGATATCGATAGGCATGCTTGGGTGCTGTTCCTTCATAAGATCGTTATCCATTGCTTCAATCTTTTCAGCATGCTGTTTAGCATAGTGATCAGTTCTTTGTTGCGCGATCTCTTCCGGTACCCTAGCCAGCACTAGGCCGCCAACACCGATTACTCCCTTGTATTTGCCGTCTTCGACTCTTGGATAGTCTGAATCAGGATATTCATCTGCTCTCACTAATTCGTAACCAGATCTTAATCGACCTTGTACATTTTTAGTATCAACAAATCCTAAAGATTCAGCCCGTAGCCATCTATGTCTAAAACCTGTTGGCGCAGGGGGTGCATCTAATGCTGATGGTGGAGTCCAAACTTTTTTTCTAGTTTCTTTTTCTCTAGTTTGGCTCGCACGAGAGACTTTTTTATCGTTTTTATTTTCCATATGCCTATGCCTCCTTCGTGATGTTTAGTTGTTTCGCATATTCTTCAAGTGGCACACCTAATTTTTTAGCGATTGCGACCTGTGATGGTGTGAGCCTCACAGTTTTGCGTCCAGATTTGGTGCTTCGCTTCGCTGAAGCTACTGTCTGCACCGGAGCAGGACGTTTGTCTTCTCCTTTATCGCTAGTATTACCAAACTTATGCGGAAATTCAAGTCTTATTCTTTTATCTATTTCAGCATAATATTCCTCACTTGCAGGGTCGTAACCCTCTTGTTCAGTTAACTTTTTGTGTAAGTCAAACGCAGTGTAAGTCATTGCGTTGTCTTGTCCAAACCATGAGTTTTTCTCTGCCCACTCCTGTGCTCTTGGATCAGGTGTATTTTGAGCAGGGGTTTGTCTACTTAACTGAGGTTTTGGTTGTTCTTTCTGATTGGCTTTTATTTCTTCCTGAGCTGCTTTTGTTTCAGCTAGTTTAGCTTTTCTATAGCCAAGTTCAGATATTGCTGCTAAAGCTTCGGACTCAGCTTTGAGATCATTTGCTTCTCTCGATGCTGCTAACTTAGCTTGTGCTGCTTGCATACCTGATTCAATACTATCCTCTGTTGCAGTTACATAACCAGGTTCTAGTTTTGAAATTTTCTTTTCTGCTTGTTCTCTTAATCTAATTTGAGTTCTAGCATATTCAGTAGCCTCGTCTTTTTGACGTTCAGCTTCTCTCCACTTTTTAGTTAACTTGGCTATTCTTTTCTGAACTGAGTCAGAGTATTGTTCTAATTCTTCTTTCTTTTCTTCTTTGGGACTTTCTTCTGTTTTTACTTCTTCCGGTTTATCTTGTTCAACCGGTCTAATCGTTGGTTCTTCAACGGCTGTTTTCCTC